AAGCCCCAGACAACCGGCGTGGTTGGGCCTGCCTCAACGTCGCGCTTTGTCGCATCCTCAATCAGGTGCAAGGGCAAAAGCACGTCGTCCGACTGCTTTGGGAACTCACCCAAGACGCGAACCGCGAAGACGTTGCTCTCCTCGCCGTATTTTTCGCCCATCTCGCGGATAAACTTGGGGTCAACATATTCGCCCTCACTGCACGACACAGTGATGCAGTGCCACTTCTCGCGGTCCGCGTGAAATGCGTCGTAAAAATACCCGTCGGAGCGGGTCGGGTTACCGCACATGATAATCTTCGCGCCGGGGGTGGACAGCGCACCCGACGCAGTCTCGAAAATCACGTTCGGCACGCCCGACGCCTCCTCGACCACAAACAGCATGTGCGGCGAGTGGAAGCCCGCGAGGCTCTCCGGGTTCTCGCGGCGGCTGGTTCGCGCGACGGCGAAGCTGTCCGGCGCACCCTTGAGCGCGATCTTGTCAGACTTAAATTCGAGCAAATCCTTGAACGCCTTCGGCATGTTGCGCGCCCAGCGGTCGATCTCGGTCCACAGGACGTCACTTAGCTGGTGCGCGCTGTTGGCCGTGACAGCGACCTTGCAGGGGTAGTGGGTCAGGAGCCACCACAACGTCACCCACGCCTCAAAGGCCGTCTTCCCGACGCCGTGACCGGATTTGATCGCGACTTTGTCGTGCGCCGCAATCGCGTCGAGCGCCTCGCCCTGCCACTTCTGCGGCGTCGCGCCGAGGACGGAGCGCACGAAAAAACGCGGGTCGTCGCGGAACTGCGCGATCATCGCCACAAGGTCATTTTTTTCGGCGGCGGATGGGGTCATTGCGGTTACTCCGATAACGGGGGTGGGGGTGGTAGGGGTATATATATTTACACCCGCCCCGCCGCGTGCGCGAGACGGGGGGGGTCAACCGAAATCTGGTTAATTCCTGTATAAATGTCGCATAACGTTCATTATGGAAGATTGCGGTTGAATGATTTCAATGACTTAGCGATTGTCCCATTATATCCCTATATTATGTCGCTATCAGGACACTCATTTTGAGCGCTCCGACCGCGCGCGCGTAGTGATTTCGGTTGTGTGTGTCTCTCCCTCTTCATGCTCAATCGCCTCAGCCCGACGCATCTCTAAGCTGTCATTGATCTGCTGTAATGCCTGAAGGTATTCGCCGCCCGGAGAAGCCGTCACATCGATCTGCTGCTTGTCGCCGTACACCTTTGGCGTCATGCGTGCTGATCGCCACTTGATGTTGTCTGACAGCGTCCTGTGCGCGCTTTCTGTGATCATCCCTGACAGCAGCTTCTTGTCCAGATCGTCGAGCATGTCGGCGTAGACCATACCGCGAGACGAAAGCGCTGTGCGATAGCGCTGCTCGAAGTCAGGATCAGACGTGATCTTGCGCCACACTGTCGTCCAGCCCGGCATGTCATCGTCCTTGCAGACATTGATACCGGCACGTCCTTCTGTGACCCGCTCCAGAAAAATATCGAACAGCTTCTCTGGCGTCTTAGGATATGCCATCACTCGTCCTCCAGCGTCAGCACATAGCTGACATCCTCGTCTATCTCCAACAGCGGCTTGCGACAAGCGCTGCACACTATCGTCTGCGTCTCTTCGTAGACCCTGCCGCGCGTTTGCATACCGCACCAGTCACAGTCGACGTAATTGCGGAAGAAGCGCACATAGTCACGCTCCTGCGCCTCAAGGTCCACGACATCAGCCATCTGTTGCTATCTCCGCCCCGCATGCGCCGTAGCCGCATATGTCGACCCAGCTATCTTCATGCGAAGGCGTCTCCATCAGCCGAGCCACCTTCAGGCACGTCATTGCAAGCACAACCTGCTCCGGCGTAACCCGCTGATCGAACACAACCGACCACAGCGCCGCGATCCGCTCGTGGTTCTCCCGCACGCTTCCATAATTCTCGCCACGAGCCTCCACGGCGTGTATGGCTGCGTCCAGCGCGTCTAACTTGTCCATCCTCACTTCTCCCTATCACAAGGCCGCAGCACCTGCACTGCGAGCCGCCTGCGTGTTTAACCAACGTATCCGACTGGCACTTCGGGCAGCAGCCCTGTGCCAGCCACTTCGCAAACAATCCGTCGCCCTTATCTAACATACCGCCTCACCACCTTTGTGCTGCTTTCGGGCGCAGGCTCTTCCCACTTGGCCCTGCACTCCGCCAACGGCTCGCTGACACCATCGTGCGCTGCGGGATACACCTCGACACGCACGCCATCTTTCACACGCATGATGTGAACCGTGAGCGTATGCACATCGACCCACGCATGACCGCCGAGCAACTGGTACTCTTGGTCTGTGTAAATTATGTTCAAATCCTTTACCGTCATTAGAATGGTATCTCATCATCTAACGACGCCACAACCTGCGCTGGCGTCTTCGGTTTGATGCTCTCGATTGTAGCACCCTCGAACAGCGACTTCACCTTTTTCGTCACCTCACCCGCCTTGCCGTCCTCAAACGCCTCGACGATTGCTGCAACCTCGCTCATCGCATAAACCCGGTCGACCCTGCCGCTGTCTCTGATCTTCGCGATCTCCGCCTTGTCCCGGCACACCGCAATGACAGCGCCCTTCGGCGTCGTCTCCTCCCACACCTCACCGCTGACGGGTTCGGCCCCCAACTCTACCGCCCGACGCTCCAGAGCCTCGACGCCGCGTATGGTGCTGGCGACCGCATCCTCAACCTCGACGCCGCTGCCCTTTTCAATCGCGCGGTTAAGCACATCCATCTGCGCCCAGAACCGATCCCGCAATTCCGCCTCAACCAGCAACGGCAGTCGGTCGATGCCCCAATGCACTTCGCGCGCCCTCACCGCCGCATCATACGTCGCAAGCGCAGCCTGACACTTATCAGCGTCTCGCTCGCTCGGATAGAACCGCCACTCCCGTGACGTCTTACTCTTAGGTACTCTCTTTCTTGTCGCCATCTCTCATCTCCCTTCTGGTCCGGTCACGGTCACGGTCCCGGTCCCCACCCCTAAGGGTGTGGGGACGGACGGACCAGTCCCCAGACCGTGTGACCGGTCCCCGGACCTTGTGACCAGTTAAGTTAACTCTTTGTTAATCCACACAATCTTCTTGTCACACACCACGGGACCTGCGTCGAGCAGCATTTGACGCGCTCTTTGCCTCTGTTGCTTGCTCAAATCGGGTTCTTTTTGCGTGTGAGCCTCGTGCCATTCGGTCACATGAATGCGCGTCACGCCCTTATCAATGAGCAGGTTTTGCAGCGCTTGGAACGCATGATAAGCCTGCGGATTGTCCCTCCACCCTGCCGCTTTCTGCCGCCGAGGCGCTGGCTCGTCAGTGCGCTCCAGCACGACGGACGTCTCGGAGATCGACGCAGGCACCGTCTGCATGATCAGGTTGATCTCGTCCATCGGCTCTGCATCCTTCATCTTCTCGGTACGCAGCACCACAATGTCATCGCTCTTGCCGACCATCAGTGACGTGTCAACCGCCCCCAGAAGCGCCGTGGAGCCGCGTGCGCCTCTGCTGCTGTCCTTGCCCGCGTGATGCACCGCCAGCAGCGCACCGCCCGTCAGCGCCTTTATTTCGTCACATGCGGCGACGAACAGCCCCATATCGGTGCTGCTGTTCTCCTCAGCACCCGCAATGGCGCGCGCCACCGTGTCGACGATCACGAGCGAGAACTTCTGCCCGATGCCCTCAATCGTAGCGACGAGCCGCGCTATATCTTCGGGTTCACGAAAATTCACAGCCGTTGGCAGCAGGTACATATCCGGCTCATCCTTGGTGCCGTGATACTTCTCCCACGCCTTCCAGCGCTTACCAAAGCCGCCGATGCCTTCCCCCGCTATGTACAGCACTGCGCCGGGCTTTACCTCCTGCCCCTGCCACGGCATGCCGTGCGCGACCGACAGCGCTATGTCGATGGCGAGGAACGACTTACCCGTGCCGGGCGCACCGTACATCATCGCAAAGCCTGTGTCGGTGAGCAGCCCATCCACCAGAAACTCGACCGGCGGCATCGCGAACACCGCGCCCCGGCGCATCGTCTGGTACGGCTCAACCGCGCCGTCCTCCACCGCTGGCACCTCATCGCCTGCCTCCGGCTGTGCCGTAACCACTGGCGCTTGCCGCACTATGTCCATCAGTTCATCCAGAGTGCGCTCGCTCAGAAAGTCCGCCACGTCGCCCTTCTCTTGGAGCCCCGGCAGGTCGATGCGCTTGATGCGCTCCGCCTTACCCCACAGGCTTGCGATCACCTTGTCGGCGTGGGTTCGACCCGCCGCATCATTGTCGGGCAGCACGATCACGCTGCGTCCCACCAAGTGCTTTGAGTGCGTGTCCAGCCACTTGCCGGACCCGCCGTGGTTTGTGGTGGCGACCAGCCCGGCCTCGATCAGTACGTCGGCGCATTTCTCGCCCTCAACAATAAAGACGGGCTGATCTGCGTGCTGCATGATCGCTGGCAGGTTATACGGCAGCGGCTCAATGTCCTTGACGCTGTAGAGGTAACCGCCCCTGCCGTCCGGCTGACGCAGCCTGAAGGACTTCGGGTACAGGCGGCACGCCTGATACGCCTCGGCCCCGTCCGTGTCGAAGTAGCTGTATATGCGCTGTATATATTGCTTGGGTTCGAGCGCCTTCTGCGCCTGCTTCTGTATGCCGAAGTCGCGCTCTAATACGTCAGCGACTGAGCCGGATATGCCCAGCTTGCCGTATTGCTTGACGATGTCGACTGCGCCGCCACCGGCGTCCGCCTCGAAGTCGTACCACGCGCCCTTGACCAGATCGAGTTCCTTGCTGCCGTTGGTTCCCCAACGCAGCGTCCTGCCCTTCTGCGATAGCTTCGCGTTCGGCTCACCCCAATAGTGGCGGGCAATCCTCTCAGCGTGTGCTGCCAAATTTGTCATGCTGTGTCTCCCAGCCGCCTCCCGTGTTAAACGTCCCGGCGGCGGGGGGAGACTTCCCACCGCCGGGACTACCGCATCAGAACAGGTTGCTGCCCGTTGGCTGGGCTGCCGGAGGTTGCGACACCGCCATAGGCGCTGGCTGTGCTGCTGCGGGTTCTTGTGGCGCGGCGTTGCCGTCAAACATCGCCGGGCGATCGATCCACTCGGTGATCGACCACTGCGGCACCTTGAAGCGCAACTCACCCTGCGGCGAGTTGATCTTAATGGTTTCTGCCGCGTGTACCGTGACTACCGGAACCTTGCCCGGATTTGCCGCAGCCTGCGCCTCATACTCGTTGTGAAGAGCATCCATCTGACGCAATACAGTTTTCGCAGAATGCGAAAATTCGCGAAGGCCAAGTTCACGCGACGCGATCCGCACTCGGAAGGCTTGCTTGTGATCCTCGGACGGCTTGGCGGGCATCTGTCCGTCAGTGGCTTTGACCATCTGAAAGTCAGGCGCACCTGATGCGAATGAGAGCCATCCAACTTCGATTTCTCCCAAATCCATTGCGAATTTCTGGGGAAGTGCCAGTTCCTTTTCATCTTTCACCCATACCCCGTCGGCTCCCTGCGTCCGGTCCTGTTGAATGAAGTCGCCTGCCTTTGCGTCCCACTTGACTATTGGCAAGATGTCACCGCTCGATGCGGTTGTCGTGTTAAATCCTAACGCCATAGCTTGATATCTCCTTAACGCTAACGTCAGTTGTCGTTTTGGCTGATTACTTGCAGCCGCTCGTGTGGGTAGTAGGCGCAGACATCCTGATCGTTCGGATCGTTT